GATGATGTCCGTCATTCCGTCAGGTCCTCCCTCCGCCCTTTCAACTTTTTTTTGGTCGCAAGGTTTATATCTAAAAGGGTTATTTTCTAACAAAATTATAATTTTAAATAACCATGTATGCTAAAATTAATCAGTTAAAATATAATTGAAGGGTGACAATAAGTGGAACCATTAATTTTACAAAAGAAAACAGAAGTACTTCTTAATAAAGAGGTATATCCAGTGCTGCAGAAGTTTCCTAAATCAGAGAAATTTGCACTTTGTCAGGAAATTAAGCAGGCTTTTTATAGAGTTATTAGAAACGTTATGCTTGCTAATAATATAAAAAGAGATAGAATGCACTACTTTCATCAGGTAGATGCAGATCTAAAACTTTTACTAGTGCTATTTTCTATATCTAGAGAACAAAAGTATATAACAGAAAGAAAATGCTTACAGCTCCAAGAGAGAGTAAGTGAATTGGGAAGAATAACTGGAGGCTTAATGAAAGCAGCAGTTAAATAATTTAATATAGGGTTAATTCTGTATGGGCTTCCTATCGTGTTATCCGTGGGTACTCGTCCGCCCGCTATATCAATAACAACAATAGTAATAATACTAACAATAACGTTGGGTGGCGCCCCGCCCTGTAAGATTTTAGATCAATGCGACTACGGTTTCATTGACATGACCCTTAAGTTCAGTCGGACTTAAGTTTGAACTTCAGGGGAGAGTTAATCCTTCACTACGAGAAGTAGTGTAAACACATGAACAATGGCATAATGCCAAGTCTAATCTAAATAGAAAGGAATGCCATTATGTCGAATTATCCTTTATATGATAAAGTTTGTGACTACAATTTACTTAAACAAAGTTACAAGAAGGCACAAAAAGGTAAACGAAAGTACAATAAAGATTCAATTATATTTGACATGGCTCGTGAACGAAATCTTGTAAACCTTTGGCGTGAACTTAAAAATCAAACTTATAAACCTAGTAACTACATTAGATTTACAATTAATAAACCAAAAGAAAGGATTATAAATGCTCCATGTATTCGAGACAAAATAGTTCAACATAGTGTGCACATGGTATTAAAGGAAATCTATGGACCAGTATATGTAAAAAGTACATACGCATGTTTAGATGGGCGTGGTACACATAAGGCTGTTGATAAAGTACAGCACAATATGCGACTTCAGAAATGGCAGAACCAAGAAAACAAGATGCCTGATAATGGATGGATTATAAAAATTGATATTTCAAAATTTTTTTATTCTATTCCACATGATATTTTAAAGAAAATACTTGATCAAAAGATTAAGTATGACCCAAAGTTCCGCAATTTGGTTCACGTAATAATTGATAGCAGTCCTGAAGGCAAAAAAATAGGTATACCATTAGGTAATGTATCATCTCAAGATTTTGCAAATATAGATATGAATAAGGTTGACCAGTATGTAATGCGATACCTTGGTGAGAAACTATATGTACGCTACATGGATGATATTGTTATAGTTGTTCCTACTAGAAATGAAGCTGTAGAAACACTGCAGAAAATAAAATGGTTCGTTGAAGAAAAAATGAATTTGAAATTTAATCAAAAAACAAAAATTTTTCCGATTGATCAAGGAGTAAATGCGTTTGGATTTAAAATTTTTACAACTCACAAATTAGTTAGAAATAAGTCTAAGACTGCTATGAAGAAAAGAATAAAAGCAATGGATAGAAAAGTACAGAATGGAGAAATGTCTAAGGAAGAGGTCCAGCAAAGTGTAAATAGCTGGTTAGGACATGCTAGACATTCTAATAGCTATAATTTATCTAAAAAAATATTTTCTAAATACAATTATATAGAAATAGAAAATCCAAAGTTTAAATTTGGACAGAGAAGCACCCATTACTGAGTGCTTTTTATTTTACTAAAAAGGATGTGAAGTAAATGGCTGATGGAGATGTAATTAAATTAGGTACCTTTTATTTAAATGGCACAAAGCAGGCAAGACCTACTTATCCATGGCAAAACGGTTCTACGCCTTCTAGTGCACCTGGAGCGGGTAATATCCCTACCTATTCAAGTGGAAATATAGAAATAAAGGACACTGATAGCAATGATGCCTATAAAATCAACTGGATAGAGGTAAATGATGGAGGGGGAAAACTCCTAATAGCTGATAGAAACTTATTGGTTAGTGTTTCTTGGGATACTCTAAATTCTCAAGGACTTATAAGCGGGAAAAATATTATCATTGATGGCCAACAGTATAAATTAAGGCTACTTACTGGTGGTAGTAATTATAGAAATGGTAATTATGACGGAGGTACTCCTAATAACAATGAATGGGATAGGATAATATGTAATGAAGGGGGATTTAGTGACCTACCAACTCCTAACTCTAGTGACTTAGATACTAACACAAATGAAACAGATAGAGTGGGGACACATAATGGTAAATGGAATTGGTATTGCTGTTATAGCTGGGTGCAGGAAACATATTCTCCAAACGCTTCCTATCGTGTTATCCGTGGGTGCTCGTCCGCCCGCTATCTCAGTCACAGCGATATTAATTATGCTAACAATAACGTTGGGTGGCGCCCCGCCCTTGAAGTTCTGAATTCTGCCCCTCTGATCTCTGATAATAATAGGGATTTGGGTAATTATGCTTCAGCTTTGGTGAAGAACTATACTATATCTGATTCTGATGGGGATAAAATATCTATTGTTGAGAAATTAGATAATAGTGTGATTAAAAGATTAGACAATCAATCCTCAAGTGGTGATTATATACTAGATTTAAGTTCAAAATGGAGTAACTTAAGTTTAGGGAAACATAATGTAACAATTGAAGCAACCGATTTAAAAGGAGCAATAAGTACAAGAACTTGGACATTCACAAAAACAAACAGTGCTCCAGGAAAGCCCCAAATAATAAATTTGAAAAATAATATAAGGTTACCTGAAGATTTTAATATAGAATTTCAAATATCAAGTGATCCAGAGGGAGATGTACAAAAGATAAAAGCTCAGGTTGCAGATGATAGTAATTTTAATAGGAACATAAAAGAATTTTTATTTGAACAGGAATTAAGTAATAAGGATAGTGGTAAGAGTTTTAAAATTAAAATTTCAGGTATTGAAAAAAACACTACAAAATATGTTAGAGTGGGAAGCACAGATTTAGGAAGTAATACAACTTCGTGGTCAGAGTTTGTTGAAATTAAGATAGGTAATATTTTGGAAGTGCAAACACTTCCAAGTAAAACTCAATTTTATCCTTCAACAATAATATTAAAGGATAAAACAACAGTAGATAGTAAAGCAACTGCTGTTGTATATGCATGTAATAATGCATTGGATAAAACTCCAGCATGGGAAGATATAACTGTAGCATATAAAAGAAATGAAGCTTATGAATTTATAAATAAATTTAAAACAGCTGATACTTGGGCAGTTTCTGTTAGGTATGTAATAAATGCAAATGATGCAACAGGAGAAATATCTATAGAATCTATAGGAGTAGGGGTGAATTAATGTATGGCTAGAAAAGTTTTGAAAGATATACAGATAACACAAGAGCAACAATTAGAGGAGTTTGGAAGGATTATAACACAGGAGAAATTTAAAAATATGCAAAAGGATCAAATTATAAATAAGTTAGGCGAGGAATTGACTCAACTTAAGTTGCAACAATTACAAAAATAAATTGAAAGGTATAGGTGATAAATATGAGTTTTTGGCAAATGGCATATAATTTAGGATGGATAGATGTGGATAAAGAAAAGGCAGCTGAAAAGTTAAGAATTGCGGTAAAAACAGATATAAACCAATTTGGCGAAATTACACCAGAGGAATATAAAACCATTACTAATATAGATTTTGTAGCATAGTTGAGTCGCATTTGAAATATAAAGCGACTTAACTAAATAATTGAAAGGCAAAGTAAAGGACTAGAGATGGCCTTTTTATTTTGCCTTAATTTATAGAAATGGGGGTGCAGCATGGAGCAGAATATACAACAGGAAATTTTAGAAAGGATAGTAAGGATTGAAACTAAAATAGATGGATATAACAGTACAAGAGAAAGAGCTGACATGGCTTTTACTAAGGCTTGCCAAAACGAAAAAGATATAAGTGAAATAGAAGATAATTTAAAGTGGCTTTGGCGAACAATTGCTGGAGCTATTATTTTAGGGATTTTAAGTGTAGTTATTAAATTTCAATAGGAGGGATTTTTTATGAATATAAACATAATGGACTATATTATGGAACAGGCTTTAATACTTATACCAGTACTCTACGTGCTTGGGATAATGCTAAAACAAACAAGTAAAATTAAGGATTGGACTATACCATGGATCTTATTAATTGTGGGGATAGCTGGAGCTATAGCTTTATTAGGGGTTAATGCAAATGCGGTAATCCAGGGCATATTAGCTACTGGTGCGGCAGTATATGCTAATCAACTCGTCAAGCAGACTACACAGAAGAGGGAGGAATAGAGTAATGATTATAGGAATAGACATGGGGCATACATTAAGCGGAAATGACTATGGAGCAAGCGGAATAAAAGAGGAAAGTTTACTAACAAGAGAAGTAGGAAATAAAGTTATTCAAATGCTGCAGACTTTAGGGCACACAGTGGTGAATTGTACGACTGACGCAGCTTTTAATTTAAATGCATCGTTAGCATACAGAGTGGATAAAGCTAATAAGTACAATTTAGATTTATTTGTGTCTATACATTTTAATTGTTATAATAGCCAGGCACACGGATCTGAAGTGTGGACTTATGGTGGAAAAGAATTTGTAGAGGCTACTAGAGTATTAAAAAATTTAGCCGATTTAGGATATACAAACAGAGGAATTAAAGATGGTAGTAACTTATATGTACTTAGAAATACAAAAGCTAAAAGTATGCTTATAGAATGTTGCTTTATAGATAATAAAGAAGATGTAAATAGATATAATGCGGAACATATGGCAAGAGCAATAGTAGAAGGTATTGCAGGACAATCTATAGTAGTTAAACCAGTTCAAAAGGAGGAAAAGAAAGTGGATTTAATAGTATATGGGGAAGGTGCGGATAAAAGAGCAGCGGAGTATTTATCAGACTATTTAAAAACACCTATAATAGAAAAGAATAATTTAAATAAAGATATTATAGATGCATCAAGAAACATTTATATGGTAGGTGGTAAAGATAAACCTACACCTAATACGACATTAATATCCGGAACCAACAGATTTGATACCATGCAAGCTGTGTTAAATTATATTAAGAAGTAATTTTTTTAAGGTAGCTTAGGGAATATCCTTTGCTACCTCTTTTTTATTTTATAAGCAAAAATAAAAATTGTTATAAAAGACAAATTAAAAATGTATAATTAGCAGTGCAGAATAGACAAGAGCTGCCAATATTAAAAAGCATATGCATATTGTAGTTAGAAAAAACAATGCTTTTTACAACAAATTTAAAAATAAAAAATATAGATAAATAAATACCCAGAACATTGTCCAACACGATTTTTAGCTATATAAAATTTTACAAGGCAATTCTAAAAATAAAAAGGGATGCGAAACTATTGTTAGGGCAGCACTATATAAAAAATCAATGAAAGGTTGCAGATATTTTCATCCTTCTATAGTTGTACCAATATTTATAAAAATATATAGGCAAATAAAAAAATAGAAATAAAAATGCACTATCATTCTAAACAATATTTTTAATATAAAAGGAAAATTTAACTTATCGAAGAATATTTACATATACTGGTAGTGTATTCGAAAAACAATAATTAACAATTACCAGAGGTTGTAATAAAAGTGCTTATTTGGATAGAAAAACATTAT